GTCCATCATCACGAGTACCAGAACCTAAAGCCATGGCAGTCCAGATATCTTCCTGGGCCACATGGAGTTCGTCAAAAACAACTAGAGACGGATGCAGACCTTGGGCAGTTGCTGCCTTTGCTGCAATAACTTTATAGATACCTGTACCATCTTTAGTCCAAAGTCCTCTATGCTCAGTAGATTTACTGAAGAAGTGTCCTAATAATTCAGATGAATCTACCTGGTGTTTTAGGCGACGGTACACAATTTTAGCCTGATCAGATGATGCTGCAACAGATATAACTTCAGGAGCAGACTCATGCAGGAGCATGCCATATAAGGCAAATACAGCCCCTAGGAGGCTCTTTCCGTTCTTTCTAGGCATAGATATCACAACCTGCTTATAACGCAGCCTACCAGCCTTAGAAGGGTCATAATGGTCATCTGGATAGCGTTCTAAAGCATGGCGGATTAACCACTTTTGCCAGTCAGTTAATGTTAATAACTGGTCATCTTTCTCAGGTAATCTCCATAAAGCCTGTGCGATATTAATGATTTTGTCGCCATCAGTAACAAACTCATCATCTAAAGGCTCAGTCCAATAGGTTGGAAGCCATTTATCCATTGGCAATAGCAGCAAGCATGTCTGCTGGAGACATTTCTGCTGTCTTTCTATTATTGAGTAAACCTAGGTTTGACAATAGGCCAATAAGGATTGGGGCTATCTGATGTCGTCTATCAGGAAATTGGTCCATAGTCTCTGCAAGCATAACTGCTTCTTTGGCTGCCCCCAAATCTACCTCATCTAACCATGTGGCTGATAGGATAGACTTTCTGACTGATTCCTCTAATGAATAATCTAGGTTCAATGGCTCATTTACTGCTGATACATCTCTAAGACCTCTAGGGCCTTGGCTCATTCCTGTTCTCATATATTCTCCTTTTACTATTTTATATTTCTATATTGGTTTAACACTATAACAGGGTTCCACATTCAAAATAAAAAAACCCCAAACAATTATATTTATCAAACCTTCATATCTGCCAAACCTTTATATCCAGATATCAGGCATATAGGGTTTGTATATATAGTGGTTTGGTATATCCTCTCTATTCCCCGCTTTTTTGCAGGGCTTGACAAACCTTCATATCTCTGATATGGGGTATATGTGGATATGGGGATATCAAGGTTTGAGATGGTTTGTCTCACTATTTGGACAGGCCCTTGAAAGGCCGTAATATCTATTATGCTCAAACCCCCATACCCCTGTATCAAACCATTCATCCTAGTATCTCTTATTCCAATATCTTAATCGTATCAATGTCTTGTTACCTCTACCAGAGTTACACTTAGTACAACTAGGTAATAGGTTGTCAATACTATGATCTACTGTCCCGCTGGATATTGGCAATATGTGGTCTGCTGTGTTTGCTGGTCCATTGCAGTAATGACATGTGTAGTTAGATGCCTCAAGGACTATCTTCCTATTACGCTTATACTCAGCATCGCTATAAGGGTTCTTCTTACTCATCCCAGTCCTCCATCAGGCTCATTAGACTGGTACCATCCCATGATTCCTCGTCTTCCACAGCATTGTTCCCATATGGTAACTCCATGCTCTTCACACCAGAAGACAATGGTGCTTCCCTCTGGAGTAATCTCTCTGTCCTTGCCCATACCTCTGGATAGTCCTCCCATGAGAATGCCAAACCACCTATATTGACTAAATCCAACAAGTGACTTGCACAAAGGTATTGATAGTCAGGATGGTAGTAATATGCATTTTGTTTACATCTCTCACATGCCCTGGGTCTTTTGGTAGTCTTATACTTAGCCAAATAGTATGTAGGCTCATCAGGCCATCCAAATTTCCCAGGTCTTCCCATCTAACTAATTATACAGTATCCAGAAGCCTCTTACTTAGTATAGTTATGAATGTCTTATTTGGTTCATACCCTGCCAAAATGGACAATTCGGTCAATGCCTTATGCATCTTCTTAAGTTTCTGCTCATCATAGTGTTGTTCTAATTGCTTACCTCTAGGGTCAAGAGGTGGGTTGTATGGATTATAGTTATCCCAAACCTTTTGCTCATAGGATAATACATACTTAGTTGGTCTACCTTTTCTGCCCATTTAGGTACTCCTTTATCTTGTCTTTTAGTGGATTATCGTCTCTTATCAGTCCCGCTTCATATTTGCCAACAGTCTGATTACATCTATTGCATACTACCCCTCTTACGCATTGCCCACATGTAGCACCCTCACCAGAGCAGCATGAATGGTCATGATCTACTTGCATACTGCGTTCTTGAGTCAAACCACAGATATTGCAGCCATCTTGAGACATCTTGAGGAATTTTTCCATGCTTAACTTATATTTGTACATCAGCATATATTCACGACGGTATGTAAGGTCTTGCTTAGCGTATTTGTATGTCTTTTTCTCCTCAACAATATCATTAAGAGATTCAACAGTTCCATGTCTTTGCCATCTTGTATAGTGATTCCTACACATACCCTTGGCATAATGGCGTTTCTCACATAGTGAGACGCTGCAGGGCTTCTTATTGCCTCCACGATGAGATTTAATGGCTGTGCCTGTTCTACAGTATTTACAGTAGTAATCTAGGCCATCCTTGACATACTTATAGTTTGCCTTATAGAATTGGTCAAGTGTCTTGGTTTCTTGACATTTAGTACATTGTTTAGTTTCCATGTATTAAGTATACCACAACCTATTTGATGTTACAATAGGAATCTGTGCTACTATTCTAATTTGCCTATTTGCTATATATATAATATATAAGATATATTAAAAACTTAACTTAAGGATATTCTTTTCTTCTTATATATATTTAAGTATACACCATCCACTACCCTGATTCCCTGGTTTTTAGTGTTTCTTTTATAACAATTTGATAACAATTTAATTACCCCTTGGTTTATAACAAATTGTTATCTTCCTGATTATATATAGGGAAGACGATGATTCTTTATATTATTATATAAGGATAAGGGGTATACCCATAGTCAGATATACCCCAATGCCTAAAAGTGTCTCAAAAGGCCTTTAGAAGGCTTTAAACCAGTATCCATTCAGTGCCAGTCCAATACTTTACCTTGTCATTCCAAAACGACCATTCTGATCCGTTCCAGTATTTATTGGCTGTAGGAACTACCCACTGATATGCATTGTTTAAAAATTTAACATTTCTATCAACTGCAGCATAACTTAAATATCTACTTTTTACTTCAGAATCACTAAGTGTTCTGTCATAGATAGCAAAGATATCCATTGTCTTAGGCTCTACCTGTGTTGATTGTCCAGCAAAAAATAACACAAGTTGATTAATTGTTCCCCAAGATGGATTTTGTAGATTTCCAGTTATATTTCTTGTAACAAAAAGTCTTCCATTAATAAAAAACTTTAGTGTTAATGTTGTTCCATTATATGAATATGTTGTAGCCAAATGTACCCAGTCATTATCTGTAATTAACTTTTGAGTCATTGCACTAATGTTGCCAGAAGCCGTAACAAGAGAATCATTATATCTGTCTGCAATCTCTATTCTTCCATCAGTTGAAGTACGAATAACATGGAATACCCCACCAAGAGTACTTAGCATATTGTAAACAGGACCAGTTGATGCCTTTGATGGCTTAAAATTATTCTTTGTCCATCCCCATTTTACCCAGGTTTCAAAAGACATATTTCCTGAATTGTGTATGGCATTTAGTTGTGAAGCCTTGTCATTTGCAAAGGCTATTTGACCACTATTAGTATTAATCCATGTTGTTGTTTGAGTTATTCCGTTTGATTCCAACGAACCTGGGTCTTTTAATGTTAGGTTATTTACAAGTCCATTTGAAAGAGATGTACCCCAAGACCCATTAGAAGTTACATTACTACCAAACTGATTTTGGAAAGTTTCGGTTGTTCCATCCCAAGCAACATTGTTTAGGTCACATGCAAACCATGGGTTTGATTGTTCTATTAGTGCTTTTTGACGGCTTTTTGATATTGCCATTCCGTACATATATCTACGGGCAATCTCTTTGTTAGTTTGAGCAGACTTAAACCACATAGCAAATCCAGCAATTTTCAGTGGGATTGATGATATATTGTCTCCTGAGAAAAATCCTCCATCATTAGAATCTCCGCTAAAAACAATTCCGCCTGAAGCATCCCATCCAAAAGAATAGTTTCCTGATCCTGAGTTAATTGCCCCTGTTACTGAAGATTGAGTTGCAGGGCTAATAGTATCAATTTCTCTAGCGTTTGCTACCACTCCGTTATGATAAAGATAAACATGTGCGTAGCCTCTTAGCGATGTTGAACTTGCCCAAACAGTATCATCATAATAAACAACTGAAATATGATGCCAAGTATCAAAGGCTAGTGGCTCTGTTGCAATATTAGAAGATGTCATGTAATAACCATTACCATTTGCACCATTATTTAAACCACTGACTTCAACACGAAAATCAGAAGTTAAGTTAATTCTGTCAAAAGTTTGTGTGCCAGAAATTGTTCTTTCTTTGTAAAGAAGTTTTAGTGGTGTGCCTACTGTATAACCTGAAGGTATTTTAATCCAAAACTCATAAGTTGCACCTTTACCATTTTGAGTAGAAGGTTTATTCTTTGCATTTGTAAGGCTAGTTATGTATTCACATTCTGCTCTACCTGATTGTAGAACCATTGACTGTGTACCAAGACCTGCAGGTGCATCATTTGTAAATGTTCTTGCATATCTAGTAGCACCAGTTTGTAATGTGTATGGCAAAACAGTTGTTATATTTGTGTTGCCATTAAAACTTTGATACCAATCTGCGTTTGATAATAAGTCTTCGTATACCAATGGCATTTATATCACTATCCAAACCCAGCCAGGTTGTGGATTGTTTGGTGCTGTTGTTGAAACAAAAAGATTCTGTGCACCTGCAATACCTCTCTGACCAGCAAGACCAAAATTCCAGTTAGTTGCTGATGTTGATGCTGTTGCTTGTTCAATATTGTAAACAAAGAATGTATATGTAGTACCGTTATCTGCAGCAATAATTCCATTTATAGCAAGTTGCTCAACAGTTGCAGTTAGTCGTGCTTGAGCACCAACTTGAAGTGCTGACAATGTATTCTTTGGAATCGTTAAGATGCTTCCATAAGTAAGTCCTGTAATTGATATTGTCTGTGTAATTGGATATGCAGTTAGTAAGGTGTTTCCAGTTGCTCCTTGGATTCCCTGAATTCCCTGGGGACCTTGCGGACCAACTTCTCCTTGGATACCTTGGGGACCAGTAGCACCTGTCGCACCTGTATCACCTTGAGGTCCTTGAGGGCCAGTCTCTCCTTGAATTCCTTGGATACCCTGCTCTCCCTGGATTCCTTGGATGCCCTGTGGTCCTTGCAAACCTGTTTCACCCTGAATACCTTGAGGACCAGTTTCTCCTTGGATACCCTGGATTCCTTGAATTCCTTGAGGACCCTCTGGTCCCTGTGGTCCTGTCTCACCCTGAATACCCTGTTCACCTTGAATACCAACTGCACCAGACAAGTTAATATCCCAAATATTAAATGTACCTGTACCTGTTACATCAGTAACATCAATAACTAATTCACCAGTCAATGATGAGTATGCATTTACAACACCATGAAAGTGGTGGTCTGCATCATGTGCAACTACAACTGTTTGACCAACTGTATAGTCTACTTCTAAATCATTTACTGTAAGTGTTGCAATTGTATTTTTAACAGGCATTGACTCAAGAGTGTTTGATGTTGTGTGATAACGGTCTCCATCAGCACCAGCGTTACCTGTATCGCCTTTGTCTCCCTTAATACCTTGGATGCCTTGCTCTCCCTGGGTTCCCTGTGGTCCTTGGGGTCCTGTAGGTCCTTGAGGTCCTTCAACACCTTGAACGCCCTGTTCTCCTTGAGGTCCAGTTAAACCAATAGGTCCCTGATCTCCTGTATCACCTTTATCACCCTTTGCTCCAGTGGCTCCCGTTGCACCTGTTGCTCCTGTATTTCCAGTATCACCTTTAGGTCCTGTCGCTCCTTGAGGTCCCTGTGCTCCAGTTGGTCCCTGTACACCAGTTGAACCCTGTGGTCCAGTATCGCCAGTGTCGCCTTTGTCACCTTTAAGTCCTTGAATGCCTTGTGGCCCTTGGGGACCTGTGTCTCCAGTTTCTCCCTGTGGACCTGCTGGACCTTGTGGGCCAGTTGCAATTTCTAAATCAGAAGCGTAAATCTTAATTTCGCTTGGTGAAAGAATTTCTAATGTCATTATCTAGTCACATCCTCTTGAACATAAATTTGACCTGTCAAGATAGTTGACACGGTTCCTGAATTATCGTTGACACCTTGGATATCAAAATAATTTAAAACATCTAGACCTGTTGTATCTAGACCAACTGTAAGAACATTTTCGTTCTTAACAATATCTAATGCATCTAGGACTGTAGAGTCTGTTGGAAACTGTCTTACTTTCCCAGTAAAAGTCCAATCAGTCAAGTCAAGTGCCACATCGTTTGAGTCTACCAAAACTAGGGTCATGACAGTATTATCATTGCGATATACCTGCCAGTCCATTGCTGGTGGCTGAGAATTAAGAGTTTCCATTGATTTCCTCCAAGGTGAATCTACTACTATTCTATAATAGATGTATTGTGACTATTACACCTGAACTCGTTGCTGCCCTGGGAACTGCCTTTGGCGGATTCCTGGCTGCCTTCTATGCTTTCAATAAGTGGATAATCACAAAGTTTCTTAGCGAACTAAAGCCCAACGGTGGCGGATCAATGAGAGATAAAGTTGATATTAATACAGAAAGACTGACCAGGGTAGAACAAAGAGTAGATGATATCTACACTATCCTAGCAAAGGAGCATCATGGCTAAAAATGTTTATTATAACGGAAAGTTAATTCCAGTCAAGGATTGGGATTATGAGACCAAGAAGCCTAAAGTTAAAGCAGGTAAGAAAGCAGAAGTAATTGCTGAGCCTGAACCACAGGCTGAGGTAGTAGTTGAACAAGAACTTGAATTTCCAACAGAATAATTAAATAACAAAACCCTCCCAAAAGTTATCAGACATCGTGGGAGGGTCTTGCCTATCCTGGAGGCAGTCCAGAATTCTATGGTGTTAGTGTTATGCTTGATGGTGCAGCAGCAGATGTAATTGTTGAAGATGGTCCCCAAGGTAATCCATCGCTTGATTTAATTAATATTGATGAAGCAGTGTTTAATGAATGAGTACCACGGTTTGTCCAGGTTAATCCATCAAAACTTGTTGATACGGTTACAGTCATTGCAGCAACTGTATTTTTTACACCGTTCCAGTTTCTAACATCAATGTGGAATCCTGCTAATTTCTGTAATGCTTGACCAAAGTCCATCAGGAAGCGATATCCACCACCACTACTTCCCATTGTTTCTTCCCATTCAATTGCACTCTTTGTGTGCTTTGAACTTATGTAACTTGATTGAATAGTACTATCTTGAGTAAGGCCATTTTTATCACTATTAACATAACGATACTCTGATGGTGTATATGTTGCTGGAACAGGGTATCCAACATAATTTGTGTAGTAGAACAGGAATGGACCACCGTATCCCTTGATAGACATGTTGTATCCAGTTCTTTGTGGCAAGTTAATACCACCAAGACCCCATGCATCATCTACTGCATCAGTGTATGTAAATGTTGTTCCACTATTATTTGTCCAGGTAAATGTTCCTTTTTCAACAAGACCAGAACCAGATACTGGAATAACTTCATTTATGCAATA